TTACCTTGTGCTTATCTTTCTATCGGTGGTTGGTTCTTAGGAACTACTTTCGTTACAAGTTGGTATACACATGGTATAGCATCCTCATATCTTGAGGGAGCAAACTTCTTAACTGCAGCAGTGTCAACACCTGGTGACGCTATGGGTCATAGTCTAATGTTCCTTTGGGGACCAGAGGCACAAGGTTCATTCGTTCGTTGGTTACAACTCGGTGGACTTTGGAACTTCGTTGCACTACATGGTGTATTCGGACTCATAGGTTTCATGTTACGTCAGTTTGAGATCGCAGGACTTGTAGGTATCAGACCTTACAACGCACTAGCATTCTCAGCAGTTATCGCAGTCTTCACTAGCATCTTTCTGATCTATCCTTTAGGTCAACACAGTTGGTTCTTCGCACCATCATTCGGTGTCGCAGCAATCTTTCGTTATATTCTTTTCATACAAGGATTCCATAATATAACACTCAATCCATTTCACATGATGGGTGTTGCAGGTATATTAGGTGGAGCATTACTTTGTGCTATTCACGGTGCAACAGTACAGAACACTTTGTATGAAGACACATCACAATATACTGAAGGTAAGATTCAATCTACAACTTTCAGAGCTTTTGATCCTACACAGGAAGAAGAAACTTATTCAATGATTACAGCAAACAGATTCTGGTCACAGATATTCGGTGTTGCTTTTTCAAACAAAAGATTCTTACACTTCCTCATGTTGTTTGTACCTGTCATGGGTATGTGGACATCATCCATAGGTATCGTAGGTCTTGCACTTAACCTTAGAGCATACGACTTTGTATCTCAGGAGATAAGAGCAGCAGAAGACCCAGAGTTCGAGACTTTCTACACTAAGAATATACTTCTTAATGAAGGTATGAGAGCATGGATGTCATCTGTTGACCAACCTCATGAGAACTTTGTGTTCCCAGAAGAGGTATTACCACGAGGTAACGCATTATAAATATTCTCGTTCGAGATAAATAGAGGGGATAAAACCCCTCTTTTTTTGTGTCTTATTATTATCCAGAAGGGTACTTTGGACCGATATGTGATTCGGAAGTAAACCCTCCATCACCACCTGTATATGTTCCTCCAACAGAAACGATTGAGGAGGAGAGAACTTTACGTCTTGATGGAAGACCTTTCGATGAGACATACTTCAATCAATATTTTCCAAACACACCTCAGTTAGACAAAATACTTTGTAAGTTTGATGCAGATGGTGTGCCATATGATTGTGTAAGAACATATACAAAACCATATCCAAACGCAGGTATAGATTTTAAAGCTCCTAACTTTGGTAGGTATAGTCCTGTCATGCCAAGTATAACTGTAGCACCTGACTCTTGTTTACCTTTTGACCCAGATATTAATATCAGACCTATCACAAGATTTAATCCTGACGGAACCTCAACAACATATACTAGAACTCAGAGATCAACACCTGTAACCTTTCCTGTATACAGTGATGATCTATGGAGTGCAGAAGGAAATAAGTATGCAGTGTGGACAGATAATGGACAGTGTAGGAAAGCAGGTGTGATGCAATCAGTGACATATCAAATCCCAATCCCTGCTACTGACAACTATACTATCACTGGTGGTGCAGATAATACTATGAAAATATTTTTGAATAACTCATCAACAGCACTATCAAACTTTAACCCTGCTACTGGTGGCATCTTTGCATCAGGAAGTTATACTTCACCATACTCAAACACTGTTGCATTGAATGCAGGTACATTGAGTATGATTGTACAGTGCACAAATGATGCAGGTGGCACAGGGTATGGTGATAATCCAGGTGGATGGTATATAAAAATCTGTAGAGGTGGTGCATGCTATGAGCAAACAGCATCATCATGGATGAGAGCAGGACCACATCAACTGTGGACAGCATTCATGAACACTTATGCTGCATTCCCATCTAATACCAATCCTACATCAGGGTCAGCACAGACAACATCAATCTCTATTAATATAGAGACAGCAGGAAACTATGTACTAGAAGTTGCTGCAGATAACACAGCATCATTCACATGGGATGGTGCAAGCATTGGTTCATCATCTAGCACTACTGCATCTAGTATAAATATTAATACAGTAAGCACAGGTCCTCACACGTTAGGCATTAGCGTAACTAACAATACACCTGCATCGGGGACAGCAGACACATGGGCAAACAATCCAGGTGGGGTAGCATATACATTGAAACTAGGTAGTACAATAGTATCTACATCACTAGACCTTGTAACAAATACTACAACATCAAGTAATCTAATATGGCATACTAGACTAGGAACAGGGTACGCAGTAACAACAACATAATGGATCTACCAAAGATTAAAAACGAAGATTTACCTAAGGAGCTCAAGGAAATCTTGGGTGATGCTGACGCAGAGTTTACACCAATAGTAAATCCAGAAGACATAATAAATGTTGAGTTAGACTTAGATGAATACTATAAAGGTAGGACAGAGACTGCACAAATGCTTATAGAATCAAGACAAAAACTAGAACAACTAAGACATGACTTTAAACGACACACTAAAACAGTGCAAGAAAATAATCAAAGCACGCAAGAGAAATAAAGCACTCTATACAAAGGCAGACATTGCCTATGTAAAAATGATACGAGATCAAGAAAAGAAGACACTTGACATTAAGAATGTATTAAGGTATACTATATAATAATACAAAGGACTCGAAAGATCGTAACCCTGCGTAGATTCAAAGACACCCATGTCGGGGTAGTCTAACATCCGCAGGATTTTTTCTTGCGAGAAACTAAAAACAAAAATGATTAAATCACTCTTAGCAGTAGCAGCAGTCTCTGCATTCTCAGCACCTGTATTAGCAGGTCCTTACGTCGGTATCGACACAAAAACTAAGTTCACAGGTTCTGACTACGGCTCTACTGAATTCGAGGGAACTCTCGGTTACGAAGGTAAAGTCGGTACTACTAAGTACTTTGTAGAAGGTGGTCCTGTTACAACAGTAGCAGATGGTGGAGATTCAGAAACAGAATTCTTCATTGCTTCTGGTGTAGGTTTCCCTATCACAGATTCAGTTGGTGCTAAAGCATCCATCAAATATGAATCAAATGATGGTGGCGACAACAAGTACGAGTTCAAAACTGGATTAAAGTACAAGTTCTAAACCTTAATATATAAAGTACTATAGGGAGCGTATGCTCCCTTTTTTATTCTAAAATACTATGAACTTTACTGTTTACACAAGAAATGGGTGTCCATACTGCACACAAATCAAGCAGGTACTAGAAGGAAAAGGATATAATTATCAAGAATATAAACTGGGGGTTGACTTTCAGAGAGAAGCATTCTATAATCAGTTTGGACAGGGTTCTACATTCCCTCAGGTCACGTTGAACTCAACTAATCTTGGGGGTTGCACTGATACCGTCCGATATTTAAAAGAACAAAACCTCTTGTAATGGAAGAATTCTATGATCTTGTTGACCGAGCAGTTGATACTGCCTTTGAAGAAAACAAGTTTTACTTTAAGGCATACGATTATCTACTCACTAACAAGATTAAAAGAAAACAGATCACAGAGTTCATTGAATCTAGCACTGCTGTATCACTAGGGAATCTAGTTGATGACTTAGATGGATACATCAAAGGTGGTAAGAAGAATGAGTTTCTGCGTGAAGCGTATGGTCATCTAGGAAAACCTAGAGCTCGAAAGATAAGGGATTATGTCTATAGCATTTTAAAAGATGCGTGGAAGTACGAATTATTTAAGAGACCAGGCAGAAAGAAAAGGACTAAATAATATTAGTTCAAACATAGGAGGTTGGTTTCCAAAGTAAACATTAACCAAGGGGGAACCAAATGCTAATAGCACTAGTAGTTCTAGTTACTATCGGAGCATTCTTTATAGGTATTACAACAGCATGGTTAGCAAAGGGATATGTAGAAGACTACATTGAAAATGCTGCCTACGCTAAGTCTGTTACCCATCCAGAAATGCTAGATGAAGATGGTAACATCATGCATGATGAACTTTTATACGTCCGTCCAACATCACCTCTAGACCTAGAGGAAGAAGACGAAGACGACGAAGAATGATTTTATTATCAAAATTATGGCAACACGAAACATGGATAACAGCAACCCTAGGTTGCTGCTAAGTGAGATACTAAGAAAAGTATCTAACGCAAAAACAAAGAAGGAGAAGATTGCTCTCCTTCATAAACATAATTCTCAAGCATTACGTTCTATATTGATATGGAACTTTGATGAGAAAGTTCTTTCAGCAGTACCAGAGGGTGAAGTACCTTACACACCTAATGATGCACCTGTAGGAACAGATCACACTAGATTAGAACAGGAGTACAGAGGTCTCTATCGCTTTGTAAAAGGTGGTGCAGATAATCTTCCTAGTTTAAAGAGAGAATCAATGTTTGTTCAACTACTAGAGGGACTATCTGCTGAAGAAGCAGAACTTGTTTGTTTAGTAAAAGATAAAACTCTTGGTACAAAGTACAAGAGGATTACTAAAGCAGTTATCTCAGAAGCATTTCCACAAATCAAGTGGGGTATTAACAGAAGTAAATGAAAGTCATTAAAGAAAACTGTGATCCAAAAGATGCACAGGACAAGTCACTACCA